AAATATTGCAAAAGATTACTATCTTCTCTTGTAGTAATATCTTCTACAACTTTATTATAAGAAGAAGAAGCTGGATCAGCATCTAAATATTCAACAGAAAAACGAACCTGCAACCACCTAGCAATATTATCTCCTTTTGAATAGTCATCTATTAAGTGTAAAGGGTGTGGATTTTGAGCATCTGTAACAACTCCTTTATATTCACTATCTTCTGCCGCCATATTATCTGCCTTAACATAGTTTTCTATTACGCTTCTTACATTAAACATTCCAACTCCTGCACTATTAGGTGTTGTTTTAAATGTTCCTTTTAAATTAGTAGTTGTATTTGGATTAGGTGGTGTAGTGTCGCTTACATGAATTTGAGCTATAAATTTAACTCTTTGTTGATTCGCTACTGCATCAGAGTTGCTTACTACAAAAATAAAGTCTTGTCCAACAGGTTGTGGATTGCTTAATACTATTGGTGCTTGTTCTATTACTGTAACTGCCATATTAATTAATTATTGTTAAACCTTCTATTATATCTTCTTTTACTGATCCTAATAATTCTTTTCCAAATTGTTTTAGTCCTAAGCCTAAAGGTTTTTGAAAAAAGCTTATACCTTGTATTCCGTTTTTCTTTATACTTCTAGCAATTAAAAAAGTCAAACTTTTTCTAGGTAAAAATTTTCCTTTCTCATCTCTTGGTGCTATTCCTTTTTTTACTACCCACTTATCTAAAACTCTTGATGGCGGTTGTTTAGTTGTGTATTTATAAGGACTTGAAATAGTTTTATTATTATAATCTTTATAGCTTCTTTTTTTATTTGTTCCTGAAACTCCTTTATCTACAAAAGCACCATAGCTATTCATAAAAAATTGAACTGTAAAGCCATCTGCATCACTTATTACTTTAAAACTAATTGAACTTTCTAAATTAGTTTTTCCACCTTTTGATTTTTGCAAATTTCCCTTAGCTCTGTTTACTACTTGCTTACCAAAGCTATTCAAGTAATTTTCTATGTTTTCAGTTTTCATTATACACTAGCTACAAATATTTCTACATCTGCATCATTTGAAGCAGTAGGTCTTACTTCTAGTTTAGCTAAGTCAGCTAGTGAACCATAACTAGGAACTGCATCTGCTTCAGCTACCATTACATCATCTGCTCTTGCTATGATATGTGAGTTTAGAGCTGGTATTAAAATAGTATAATTTGAAGCTGCTCCTGCTACTCCTAACTCTACATCATAAGTATCTGATAAGTTTGATACTCTAATATATCTAACATTCTCTTTGTCTATTGCTCCTGCACTATCATAGACATTAGAAGAAAATGTCGCTATTGTTGTAGTTGCTGAATGAGGACAAGTTACTATCCTTTCAAATGTATCTGTTATACTTGTTATTGTTAAACTGTTTGTTGATCCTCTCAATGCACCATTAATGGTTACACTTTCAGAAATTGTTACTGTTAAGTCTGCTGCCATAATTTTTATTTTTTATCTATTTGTTTTAATTTATTTATTGCCCAATTTATACCACTAGCACCACCCCAAGCATCCCACATAATACCGCCACATCCTTCTGAATAAGGAACGTCTTTGTGTTGTTGGTGTCTTTTAAAAGATGCCATTCTTGCTATTGTATCACGACTTATAGGTTTTCTATCTGCTAATTGTCTTGCTCTTGTCCAGCCTACTCTTGTTAGCATTGTTACTAGCCGATTCAGGATAGTCAGTATATGACTTTAAGTTTATGCTTATAGCTTCTAGCTTTTCTATTACATCATCATAGCTCATAGCTTGATTGTTATTTTTGGTGGTATTATTTGTATCTCTATTTTCCATATCTTAAATTTAAACATTAATATCCAGCTCCTAAATCTGTTACAGGTATCGTGCAAGTATCAAAATCATTCATAACTTTAATTCCTAAAGTAAAAGTCCATCCGCAAAGTAAGTTATCAAATCTTTCTTGAAATGGCTCTATTGTGAATTGGTCTTGTGCAAAATATAGAGGAGCATTAATATCGTTTACTCCTGCTATTGATTGTCTTGAACTATGTCTTAATAAACCTATAAAGTCTGTGCAAATTTGTAGCGTTTGATTCCATACTTGTTGCTCATTGTTTTTAGGATCAAGTAATTTGGTTAGCTGCTTTGCTTGATGTGTCTGCCAATTTTCTTTTTCGCTTACTAAGTCGCAAATAAACAACTGAAAATTATATACTAACTCTGAATCTCCTGTTGTTACTGAAGTTGGATTTATGTGCAAGAGTGGTAGCTTTTCCATCTTTTCTAAGTTGATGTCAAATATATCTCCAACAGAAACAGTTGTTATTTGATCGTGATACTCTCCTAACCTACAAAGAGTGTCTATTACGTTATTATATGTTTTATTTACTATTGCCATAAGTCTTAACTTTGTTTTGCGTGTTTAAATCTGTTTCATAACTTAACCAAGTAAAAGCTTCTAAAAGGTTAAGCTTTGTTATCTGTTCTAACTTTGAAATATCTGCATTACATAATCTATACATTACTCCGAAGTAACCCCACTTTTCTGCAAAAGATTCTGTTGCGATTGCATCTTCATTTCCTTCAGCTTGTCCATCAAATATAATGGCAAAATCTCTAACAATTCTTTTCCGAAAGTGTAAAAAAAAACCAATGCACTTTGCACTTGTTCTGCTGCCATCTTCTTCATCTGTTCGGCTCGTATGGCTATATTGCCATCATAAGCTTTAATAGTATAAATCCCACTATCTGTTTCTTCTACTATCTCTCTATACAAAACCGCCATACATTCAGGCAAGTTTTTCTCTACATTTTCTTTTAATAAGCTTTCTAAGTCCGCCCATTCTCCTAAAGTTATTTCATCTAAATTAGGATGAAACCCATACCTTTTGCCTTCTATTTCAATTATCCTTTTTAAAGAACTATTTTGCTTACTTTGTAAATCAGATATTGCACTCATTATTCCAGCAACATCTTTTAACTCTAACTGCTTTATTAACTTCTTAGGAATGTCAGATAAAGCTGCTATTGTTTCTTCTGCTTCTTTACTCTTTGTTTCTTTTTGAAACTCAATTAGCTTTAACCACTTTTCTAATGTTACTTCTTCCCACTTGCTAATTAACTTAAACTGCCTTTCCTTGCCCTTCTTCTTAATTTTAACCTTCATATATTAATATAATAGAAATAATTTTATTTTATTTTTTTAAGTATATTTGCACCTCATTTTAGTTTTATACTCCCCCCACTGTTTATATCTTTTATTTGTCGTATGCTTTTAAGTGGGGGGTTTTTCTATTGCACAAAATACTTTCCTGCGTTTGGGTTGTCTAAGTGATATGTAATTGCATATCTCACTCCATCAATAGCGTGATTGTAATTGTCAATATATAACTTAGAACCTTTATCTTGATAAGCATAATTATTCAGCTCTTTAGCTATGTTGGTTGATTCAGGAGTTATTACTAAGTGATAATCTTGCATACGAGTTATACCACTTTCAATAGTTCCTTTTTTAACAGGTTTTATGTTTACCCCTAAATGCTTTAAGTCTGCTATAAGTCTTGGTTCAGCACTATCAGCTATAATTAACTTATTATCTACTTTGTCTAGTATTATTTGTGCTAGTTCTTGCGACTTTAAGCCATTACGATATATATGCTCTTTTAAATATATCCTTTGTTTCTTTTTGTCAATAGCTACTTCAGTTAAACTATCAGGATCAACACTAAACCCAAAGTCCATACCACAAGAAGTTTGTAAGCCATCAGGATTAAATTCTCCAATACTCCAATTGTCAAATACTACTCCTTCTGCTTTGTCTAACCAACCACCAAGAATCTTATGCTTATACTTTTTAAAGTTGTTATGCTTTATAGTCTTAATACGCTCTAGGAAGCTCTGTGAAAGGTTTTCTTGATTGTCTAAATATGTAGAGTGTATGTAACATACATTGTCTTTAACGCCATTAAAACCTGCTTCAACGCCTTTGTCCTCAAAAAACCTTTTGTATATCCAATGCTCTTTAGTAACAGGATTGAGTATAAGTATTATTCTGTTTTGGATATTCTTTTCTCTAATGCTTAAATCAATAGTGTCAAATATATCTTCATCAATTAATTCTTCTGCTTCATCTAAAACCCAGCAGCTTATTCCTTGTAATGACTTTAGACTAGCAGTTTGATTTCCTGCTGAAGTCTTAATACCTCTAAATAGTATGTCAGATTGATTGCCTAAGTTTACAACCTCAGCTTTATTAACACTAAAAATATTCTCAAATCCAAGCAGCCCTATCTTTTCTAAGAACTCAGGTATGATTGACAAGTGTGCTGATACCATTGTGTATCGTGTAAACAATACCCTTATGCCTT